GGTGACATGACCGTTGACATTAGCGGCGCGGTTGGTGACGCTGCCAAGTTTGGTGCCAACGCCTTTGTTGACGCGGTTTACACCGCTGGCGAGAACAGCGAAATGTTCCGCGCCATTGCGGTGCATTCCATGATTGAAGCTCGTATGGTCAAGAATGACGAGCTTGACATTGTGGAAACCGCACAGGGCGGCACCAAGATTAAGACCTACAAGGGTCGCGCTGTCATTGTTGATGACAGCTTGACGGTGTCTGGCGCGGGCGCTGACCGCGTTTACACGTCCGTTCTGTTTGGCGGCGGTGCCATCGGCTTTGGTGGTGTTGAGGGTAATGCGTTTGCTCTTGGCGAAGGCGTGCCCAAGGTGGCCGCTGAAGTCAGCCGCACGGCTGAAGCTGGTAACGGCGGCGGCATGGAAAGCATTTGGGAGCGTCGCACTTGGATGATGCACCCGTTTGGCTTTGAGTGGGTGGAAAGCGGCGCGGCAATGGCTGAAATGTCGCCTACGCTGGCTGACCTTCGCAAAGCGGCTTTCTGGAACCGCGTTGTTGACCGCAAGCAGGTGCCGCTGGCGTTCATCAAGAGCAAGGCATAAACCCAACTGTGGGCAAGGGGGCTGACTACCCCCTTTCTCCAATTCCATGAAGGGAAGTTAGTTATGAAGTCTCTTGCTGAACGCCACGCTGACCGGGCACAGCGGAAAGCTGACGGTCTGGCGTTTTCGCCCAATACCAAGGGTGACGTTGGCCTTGCGGCACTTCGCATTGGTGAAGCCAAGACGGCGATTGCCGCTCTTACCCCTGAACAGCGCTCTGAGCTTGAAGGCTTGATGGCTGAAGACGGGTTTTCTGACGCTGCCGTTTACGGTGACGCTTATGACGCGCGTGGCAGTCTGAAGACGGCTGGCATTGGCGTTACCAATACGCTTGTTGCCCCGGTGGCGTTTGCTCAGGAAACTGAGCGCACCGCTGGCCCGCTTGGTGGCATGGACGGCAACGGTGACGGTTTCGCGTCGGGTGGCGAGGGTGCCGGTTGGGGCACGCTCCCTGAGCCGTCCTTTGACCCCGCGAACGGGAACGCCAACGGTCAGGCGGTGGCTGACGCTGCCGCAGGGGCCGCAGGGGGCACCGGAACGGGCCAGAGTGGCAGCGAGGGGCAGGAAGGCGCTGAGCGCCCGCCTGTGGCCGCTTCCATGAAGGTTGCGGACCTTGAAGCCATCGCTTCCAAGGAAGGCGTTGACCTGACCGGGGCCACCAACAATGAGCAGCGCGTTGAGCGCATTGAAGCCGCCCGCAAGTCGGCTTAATCGCTGACCGCGCCGGGTTGAATGGGGCGGCGCTTCTTTAGTGAAGTGCCGCCCTTTTCTTTAATTGAAGGTGACTAACATGGCTTTGAGCGTTGGCAATATCGCGGCAAGCTCCACTTATGACAGTGCTGTAAGTGTTGAGTATGTTGACGCTTACCATGAAGCGCGCGGCAATGCGGCTTGGGGCTTGACTGACCCCACAGTCAAAGAGCAACTTTTGCGTAAGGTTGGCGATTATCTCAGCGCCACCTATGGCCGGGTTTGGAGCCGGGGGTTGGTGGCCAGTTCCACCGTTCCCGTTGCGCTCGCCAAGGCCAGTGCTGAACTGGCGTTAATCGCCAAGACCACCCCGCTTGTTACCAACGTTACGCGCGGCAAAAAACGCGTGAAGGTTGGCCCGCTTGAAATTGAGTATGATGGCAACGCCACTACTCAAACGCAATTCGTCATGGCTTCCCGTATGCTGGCCCCGCTCTTGGTGGCCACTAGCGGCGCTATGGTCAAGCTGAACCGGTGCTGACATGGAAGAACTAACTGAAGAACTGTTGCGAGTCGCGCTTGACGCTATTGACGAGTTTGGCGCTGACATTGCTTACACCGCAATTGAGACAGGTGGCTACAACCCGGCCACTAGCTCAACTCAGGTGGTGCCCGCTGAGCCTGTGCCCGCCAAGGCGCTTGTTGAAGACTACAACCTTCAGGGGTCTGGCCAAGCTTACGCGGCTGGCCTTATCAAAGAAGGTGACAAAAAGTTTACTGTGGCCGGTGCCGCAGTCAGCGCTATTGGCGGCATTGAAGTAGGCGGTAAGATTGACTTTGACGGGGGGCGTTACACGGCTCTGAATGTCAAGCAGTATTACCTTGGCGGCACTCCCATTCTGTTTGAAGTTCAGGGGCGTTCCTAATGAGCTTTGCCGATGACCTGAGGCGAATGCGTGACAGTGTTGACGCGCGGGCTAATGCCGTTGTGCGTAAGATTGTCATTGATGTTGGTACGGCTCTAGTTATGAAGTCGCCAGTTGGTGACGCTGACTATTGGGTTATGCCAGCCCCGCCCGGCTACGTTGGTGGCCGCTTCCGCGCCAACTGGCAATATGGCCTTGGTCACTATGACGCCAGCACAAGCGAGAAAATAGACCAAGCCGGAACCGGCGCAATCAATACCATTGTGGGCAAGGTTCCAACTGACGCGGGTGGCCAAATCCATTACATTACTAACAGCCTTCCTTATGCCAAGCGACTAGAGGAAGGCCACAGTAAGCGCCAAGCCCCGCATGGCATGGTTGGCATTACCATACTAGAGTTTGAGCCAATAGTTGCGGCTGCGGCAAGGGCACTGAGATAATGAGTAACCTAGCAATCCGTCAGGGTCTTGAAGTCAAGCTAGCCGGCGTGCTGCCGCCGTTGTCAACAGCTTGGGAAAATGACCCGTTTGAGCCGCAAGCAGACGTGCCTTATCAAGAGGCGTATTTGCTATTTGCAAAGCCAGAGAACCCCACAATGGGCGATGGCTTTTACCGCCAGCGCGGTATTCTGCAAATTACGCTCAGATACCCGCTTAATGCTGGCCCTAAGGACGTTGGCGAGCGCGCCGAATTGTTGCGCGAGACGTTCCACCGGGGCTTGTCTGTTGTCGCCAACGGTGTCAGAACAACCATTGACGAGACGCCAGAAGTTCCCGGTGGCAGTATTGTTGGCGACCGTTACGTTATCGTCATGCGTGTCAGGTTTTACGCTGACTTATTTAGGGAGTAGTTACTATGGCAGGTATTGCAACTGGCGTCTTCAAGAAGCTTTTTCTGAAGCGCCAAGTTAGTCTTGGGGCTATCGCTGCGGCTGGCGCGGCGGGTTCCGCGCGTTCCATGCGCCGGGTTACGTCAACGCTTGACTTGACCAAGGCAACTTTTCAGTCCGCTGAGATTATTGAAAGTCAACAGCGGCGCGACATGCGGCACGGTGTCAAGGCAACCGGTGGCTCGCTCACTGGCGAGCTTTCCGTTGGCACCTATCAGCAAATCTTTGAAAGCGTCTTGCGTCAGGGCGTTCAGGCGGGTGGTCAGGCTGGCCCGCTGAACAACGTTGTGACTGCGGCCACCGGCGAGCGCACCGGAACGCTGACGCGCGGCGCTGGCTCTTGGCTTGCTGACGGCTTCAAGATTGGTGACGTTGTGAACGTCAACGGCTATACCGCGCCGGGTGACGTGAACAACAACCGTCTTGTTATGGTTGTTGGGCTGACGGCTCAGATTATGACCGTGCTGACGCTGAACGCCAGTGCGGTTGTTGCCAAGGCGGCTGGCGACCCGTTGACGGTCACTATGGTTGGCAAGAAGACTTATATTCCTGCCACCGGCCATACGCGCGACTATTACACGGTTGAGCATTGGTTTGGCGATATTGGGGAAAGCGAAGTTTTCCGCGATACTGTCTTTACCGGCTTTACCGTTGGTCTTCCGCCTACCGGCATGGCCACTGTTGAGTTCCCCATGATGGGGCTTAACATGATTACGGCTCAGGCTCAGTATTTCTTGAACCCGGCCCCGCCGTCAACCGGTGCCAATCTGGCCAGTGTTAATGGCGCGCTGATTATCAATGGTCAGCTTGCCGGTCTTGTCACTGGCATGACGATTGTTGCCAACGGCAACTATGCTTATCCTTCCGGTGACGGCATTGTTGGCAGCAATGAACGCCCTGACATTCTGCCGGGGCCGCTTGACGTTACGGGCCAGATGACGGTTCTGTTTACGTCCGGTTACTTCCGTGACTTGTTTATCAATGAAACGGAAGCTTCCGCAGCTATGGTGATGACCGCTGACAACAGCGCCAATCCTCAGTTTGCTGCTTTCGTCATGTCGCGCATCAAATATACCGGTGCGAGCAAGGATGACACCAACACCGGTCTGACCCTGACCATGCCTTACACGGCGCTTGAAAACGTCAGTGCCTTGGCGGGTGCGGCTCAGCCCAACCTTCAGACGACGATTAGCATTCAAGACAGCGCCTTTGTCTGATTGACACCGGCTCTGCCGTCTGCAAAGCTAGAGGGGGTGGCACTGTTGCCGCCCCCTTTTGGTATCTGAGGAACCGGGCACATGAAGACCACTGACACAGCCGTTGACCTGTTTGACCTTGACACGCTTGACACCCGCGCTGGCTCTGACGCTGGCGCTGAGATTGAGCTTGTCCACCCCACCAACGGCAAGCCTCTTGGCATTTTCATTAGCGTGGTTGGCAAGCACAGTCAGGTTTTCCGCGATATTGTCGCTGACCGGGCTGACGAGCGCATTAAGCGGGAAGCCGACAACGCCCGCGCCGGGAAAGACCCGGAACCGCCAACCGCCGCAGCCGTGGAAGCGCGGGCAATCGAAATGCTGACCGCTTGCACTACCGGTTGGCGCTCTGAAACCAAGAATGACAAGGGCGAAGTCATCAAGAATGAGCCGGTCATTAAGTTGAAGGGCGAATTGATGCCGTTCAATGTCGCCAACGCTCAGAACGTTTATCGCACCTTCATTTGGGCGCGTGAACAGGTTGATGCTGCCATTGGCAACCTTGGGCTTTTTATCAAGGCTTAACTTCAAAGTTGGTGAACTTCGCTGAAGCGGAGTTCACCCTTGGAGTTAGGCAAGAAGACGGCTTCACGTTAAAGCAACACTTGCTGACAGCATGGAAGCAGTCAGGAAAGAAACCCCAAGAACTAATTGACGCGCCGCCTCTGCCAGAGCTTACCGCATATCTGTGGGGATATTACCAAGAGTTACACCGCAGACGAGTAAATTACGGTTGGGGGCATGTGCCGTTAAGCTTCAGCGAAGTGGAAGCTTGGGCGCGTCTGACCAAGCGAAAGCTTGACCCTTGGGAGCTAAGCGCGTTATTGGACATTGACGCTGTTTACTTGGCGAGCATCGCCAAGCCCGCGAAGGGGTCTTAAATGTCCACTGACATTGCAACGCTTGGCATCAAAGTTGACAGTTCTGACGTTCGCAATGCTAGTGGCGAGCTTAAGATACTTGTTGAAGTCGGCACAAAAGCTGAAAAGGCCACTGACGGGTTGAAAGACTCGTTTGGTGGCCTTAAGGCTGCTTTGGCGGGTCTTGGTCTTGGCGCACTCGCTAAGGAAGCCATTGACCTAGCTGACACCTATTCTAACATTCAGGGCCGCTTGTCCCTTGTCACGTCTGGCAGCGCTGAACTGGCGTCTGTGACTGACAAGCTGTTTGACAGCGCACAGCGGGCGCGCGTCGGCTTTGAAGCAACCACTGACCTTTATAGCAGCCTTGCGCGCTCAACCAAGTCTCTTGGCACGTCGCAAACTGACCTATTGCAAGTCACTGAGACAATCAACAAGGCTCTGATTGTTTCCGGCGCTTCCGCTGCTACGGCTGAAGGCGCGCTTACTCAGCTTGGTCAGGGTTTTGCCAGCGGCACGCTTCGCGGTGACGAGCTTAACGCGGTGCTTGAAGGCACCCCCCGGCTTGCTCAGGCAATTGCCGATGGCATGGGCGTAACCGTTGGCCAGTTGCGCGCTCTTGGCGCTGAAGGTAAGATTACGGGTGAAACCGTCTTTAATGCGCTGAAGTCTCAGAAAGACGCTATTGAGACTGAGTTTGCGAAAATGCCCACAACGGTAGCGCAATCTTTTGTTCAGCTACGCAATGAAATACTGAAATACGTTGGCGAGACTAACTCAGCTAGCGGGGTCACTGCGGTTCTAGCCGGTGGCGTTTCTTTGCTCGCCAAGAACCTTGATATTGTGGTGCCGATTGTCGCCACTTTGGCAATCGGTCTTGGCGTCGGCTTTGTGACTAGCGCTGTGGCGGCTCGCATCGCGGCTGTTGAAACCGGTGGCGCGTTGGTGGCTATGGGAGCGGCGGCGCGCGGCGCTGGCAGCGCTCTGCTTGGCGCATTCGGCGGGCCAATCGGTCTGGCCATTACCGCCGTCACTGTGGGCATTGGAGCGTTTGCCGCTGAGAGTGCCCGCGCTGGCAATATTGTTGATACCGTCAACCGCAGCTATGATGAAATGCAAAAGCGGCTGAATGCTGCCAAGCTGGCTGCTGATAATGCGGCTGGCGGCTCTAGTGGCGTAGGGAGCGCCGCTAAGGGAGCGGTGCCCGGTGTTGACAGCCTGACCGGCGCTGTCAAGGCTTTGGCTGATAACTTGTATCGTCAAGCCGATGCTGCCAAGAAAGCGCGCATTGAAATGGCGGCTAATGCCTTGGCTGAAGCCCGCAAAAATGAAATGGCGGCTTCAGAGCTTGTTGGCAATGTGCGTGGTACGCGCGCTAACGAGTTCCGGCGCGGTGACTTCTTGAATAACGCTGGCGTTATTGGCGGGGCTATTGTCGCCAAAGGGCGTAGCATTTTGTCTGGCGGACGCACTGACAAGGAAGCTGAAGACGCTTATATGCGTTCGGTTAGGGTTTCACTTCAGGCTAAGAAAGAGCTTGATGCGGCTTATCAAAGCTCCAACTCAGCTATTAGCGGCACGTCCAATATCAACGCGGCTGAGATTAAGAAGCTTCAAGAGCAAGTCAAAGACCTTCGCCAAATCCGGGGGTCATTGTCTGGCAAAGAACTGAAGCGCGTTGACAGCAAAATTGCGGCTGGCGAGCGCAAAATACAGCTTCTAGGTTCTGGCGCTGCTGAAGACGCGGTAAACGCTGCGGTTGGCTCTGGCGGCGGTGGCGGGCGTTCAGGCGGCAAGAGCGATGCTCAGCGCGAATATGAACAGTCAGTTGAAGCGTCTAAGCGCTATGTTGAACAGTTGCAGAATGAGACTGCGGCCATTGGCAAGACTGCTATTGAGCAACGCTTGCTTGACGCTGAGCGGGAAGCTGCCAAGGCACCAACTGAGGCTTTGCGTCAGCAAATCTTGGCTGAAGCTAATGCTTGGGCTAACGCTACGCTTGCACAAGAGATTAACGAAAGCGTCCGCAAAACGCTGACTGAAGCTATTGAGCGCGAAGCTAGAGCCAGCCAAGACGCTCAGAATGCTGGCAAGCAGTTGACTGATCAAATTGAGTTTGAGGCTGGCTTACAGCGTATGTCTGCTGAACAGCGGGCGGTTGCTATCGCTACGCGAGACATGGAAACCAAGGGCATTAAGGAAGGCACTGTTGCTTGGATGCTCTACAGCGATGCCATCCTAGGGGCGGCTCGCACTAAGGGAGCGCTTGAAGGCCGGGCCGATGAAGCGGCGGCGGTGGCTGACCATATGCGCGCTGTTAATGACAACGTGCGTGCGGCTACCGATAGCTTTGGTCAGTTGTTCGGCACCGCTGGCGAGGGCTTTGCTTCGCTTATTCAGGTGGTGTCTGACTATGCTGAAGCATCGGCTGAAGCTGAAGCGCGCATTGCTGACGCACGCGCCCGCTACGGCGCTGACAGCGTGCAAGCTAAGCAAGCTGAGGCTGACGCGGCTGAGCAAGCGGCTAGCCGTGAAATGGCAGCTTATGGCCAAGTCATTCATGGCGTCAAAGGCTTGTTCAAGGAAAAGTCAACCGCTTACAAGGTCATGGAAGGGGTTGAAAAAGCTTATGCGGCTGTGCGGCTGGCTTTGGCCATCAAGGATATTTTCTTTGAGACGGCGCGCACTACGGCTGTTGTGGCTGGCTCTGGCGCTCGCATCGCGGCTGACACGGCTGAAACTGGCACGTCCGTTCTGAACAGCGGTGTGAGGGCCGCAGCGCATGGCGTGGAAGCCATCGCAAAGGCGATTGCCTCGCTACCCTTCCCGCTCAACATCGCGGCTGGCGCGGCCACAGCGGCGGCGCTGATAGCCTTTGGCGTGAAGGTCTTTGGTGGCGGTGGCGGGGGCGGCTCTGCCGCGTCGGCTGCT